CAATAAGTATAGAATATTTTTTGATTATGGATTTTTCGCTCATCGTCATTCAGGTAATATAAAAGTAGTTAATGAAGGGTTAACAAATAATTGTGAAATCATTAATATACCTTCGGTTGTAGGAAGTGATGATTACGCAGACCAATTATTAGTTGGTTCTAAAGCAGGTGCAACTTTGATTGAATTTACTGAAATACAAGGTAAACGGAAAACTTATGATATTATTTTAAATTAGTTATAAAATAATTAATTGAAAGGATTAAAAGTATAATACTATGACATATTTACTATTAGTAATAGGTACTTATTTATTTATAAAATATATTGAACCAATCCTAGACTTATATCTTCAAGTTTTCCAACATAAACAATCTGTAAAAGCTACAATGTATCAATTACAATCACAAGAAGCAGTTATATTATTTAATCGCGAATATCCAGAATCATGAAGGAAATATTAGGAATCATAAAGTTTGGAGAACATATTCACACTATGATAAAGTAATTATGAATGAATTAGACAAGTAAAATAGATTAAACCTACTAAATATTTAGTAGGTTTTCTTGTGTTTTATTTAGTATAAATCTCACTTTGGTTCAAACTTAGGTAGTGTCTTACCACTAAAAATATTGGGTCATGTCCTACCATGAGAAGGAGGCAAATATGTCAAGTTATCAGAATTTTAATTCAGAAAGAAAATTTATTCCAAAAGAATTATTAAACAAGAACAGAGTTTTAACTATGTCTAATAATAGGAAATGTGATTATTTAATTGTTGATGTAGGTAATAATTTAACTTCTATGATGGCAATTAATAATCAAGGTAATAGCAAAGATATTTTAGTAGTTAAAACATTTGAGAATAAAAAACTTTCTGAACTTGTTGATGAAGCATATTGGTTGTGTACTGAATTTGGAATACGAATTATTTTAGCAGATAGTGCAGGAATGGGATTAGGTTTTATTGATACATTTAAAATGAATATTAAACAAGATGATATACAAATTAGATCATTAGATGGAAATAAAATAAATCGGTTTGTAAATATTAATGAAATAATAAATGATTTAAATAATGGTATTTTAAGATTTTTACAAACACCAGAATTAGCTAAAAATACATATATTAAACCGTTTTTAGGACTTTCTAATATTATAGAATATCATAAAGAAACAGATAAATTAATTGATGAAATTAATAATCTTGAAATTAAAATAAGATTAGGTAATATTGTTTTGGGTCGTTTAAATGAAACAATTGGTAGAACAAGATTGAATTGTTTATTAATGTTTTATTCTTATCCTATGAATTGTGTAGATAGTGAAAATGATATAGATAACAAACAATATGATATTGTTAAACGAATGGCACAATATGAAGTAATTCATGGCACATTTTATAAGTATTTATTCAAATGTATAGATAATGAGAAAATTAATGTGATTTTTTATCATAATAATAAAAGAAAAATTATTCAATTTCAAAATATTGTTAATGAAAAACAATTTAGAGATTTAATTCAGAAACATACTCAAAATATAATAAATTTTAAAGATAATTTAGATATTAGATTTTTGAATGATAGCCAAATTAAATTTATTTATGCTAGTGACAATGCAAGAGGTTATAAATATCATTTTGCTATTGTGGATAGTGAAATTGATAAAGATATGTTTAATAATGTGATTGCTGGTAATAGTGTTTTATTTGATATAGCAAAAAGAGATGGGAAGTTAGAAAGAGATAATTATTGCGTTGAGTTTATTGAGATGTAGGGTTTATTAATATAATAAATTAAATATGTTAATTTTAGAGAATACGATTTAATAGGGGTAGCTACCCTATTCTCCTGTGCGTATTCTCTATTTTATTTTTTTTATGTAGGATGAAATGTAACAAAACACAGGAGAAAATAAAAATACAGGAGGATGATTAAATGTCATTAGAAACAAAAGAAATTGAAGTTACTTTAAGTGGTAGTAATATAAAACATTATGAGGATTTACATTATGAAATACCAAGAGTAAAAGATAATCATTATAGAATGACAATTCCTAAAGGTACAAAAATATTAGTTAAAGTAGAAGATTTACCTAAAGGTTCTAATATAATGATTGATGTAAAATGTAATTATTGTGGAAAAGTAGTACCTAAAGAGTATTATAAATATATTAAACAAAAAGAAAATTCTATAATTGATAAAGATTGTTGTGATAATTGCAAACAATTAAAAACAAAAGAAGGTTTATTACAAAAATATGGTGTAGAAAGAAATACTCAAATACCTAAAGTAAAAGAAAATATGTCTGCATCTAGAAGACACAATATAAAAACAGTAAGAAATTTATTTTTAGAAAAAGGTTTAATAATTGATGAAAAAACATTTAATTATATAAATGATAGAAGTATAATATATTTTACTTGTAGCAAACATCCAGAAGAAGGGATTCAAAATACATATTATATGATTTTACAACAAGGTGGTTGTGGATGTAAGAAATGTAGATATGAAAAAATATCAGGTGAAAATTGTCATCTATGGAAAGGTGGAATTACAGATTTATATAATCATTTAAGAGGTAAAATTGGAGATTGGAAATTTAAATCAATTAAAAGCAATGATTTTAGATGTGCTATAACTAATATAAAAGATAATAATATAGTTATTCATCATTTATATTCATTTGCAGAAATAGTTAGAGAAACACTATTAGAAACAAACATAGAATTATATTCAGAAATATCAATGTATAGTGAATTAGAATTAAAAATATTAGAAGATAAGTGTTTAGAATTGCATTATAAACATGAATTGGGTGTGCCAATATTAAAATGTTTACACGATATTTACCACAATATAGAAGGAAATTTAATAACTGATGAGATTAAATTCATAAATTTTAAAAATAAATATTATAATTTTAAATTAGATGATTTATTAGAAGATAAATATAAATGGACTAATGTTTTAAAAGGAGTTAGTTGATAATGGCAACAAAAAAAAATATAGCTAAAATAAAACGCAATGAGATTACATGTAGTAAATGTGGATTAATAAAATCAGCTAATATAAGTAATTTTTTCAAAACTGATAATCCTTTATATGGTGAATTTTTTCCAACATGTAAAAATTGTATTTATGAATTATTTAATGCACATTTACAAAGTGGTTCTGATATAAGAGGAGCAGTTATAAAAATATGTGAATTATTAGATAGACCATATATTGAAGAAGTATTTTTTAGCACATATGAAAAAGAAAAAAATAATAAGAATATTTTAGGTGTTTATTTTAAAAATTCAGCAATGCAACAATGGAGGAAACAAGGAATTGTAAGATTTAAAGATAGTATATTTGCTAGAAATTTATCTCAAGGGATGCAAGAAGTTTTCGAAGATCAGACAAGGATATATAGTGAAGAATGGAATGGTAGATATACGCAAACTGATATTAATTATCTTAATAAATATTTAACAGGATTACATAATGATTTTAAAATTAACACTACAAGTTATAAGGATTATGCAAAAAAAATATGCTGTGCAAGTTTGGCTGTTAATAAAGCATATCAAGAGATGTTAGATGGTGTAAATGGTGCAGATAAAAAATATAAAGATTTACAAGCTACTTTTGATACATTATCTAAATCTGCACAATTTAGCGAAAATTCAAGGTCAAGTATAAGTGCAGGAATTAATAGTATTTGTCAAGTAGTTGATAAAATTGAAAGTAAAACTTGGATATATGAAACAGAAGAATTTGAAAAAGATGCTATTGAACATCTATTAGATCAATTTAATAATATTCATAAGTCATTGTAGGTGATAATTTGGCAGTATTTAAAAATTTTAGTCATAAAAGTAGAAGAATAAAAGATGGAGATTATGATAATGTAGATAGTAGTTTTAGTTATGATCCAATCAAGAATGAAAGCGATAATCTTAATGATGAAGAATGGAAAAAATTTATAGCATATTACAGAGTATATTTGGATAAATTTGCCATAGATGTATTAGGGTTAAAACTTCACCTTTTCCAACGATTGATACTTAGAGCAATGGCTAGGTATCAGTATGTGATGCTTATATGTTGCCGTGGTCTTGGTAAATCTTGGATAAGTGCTGTTTTCTTTGTTTGTTCAGCTATTCTTTATAAGGGACTTAAATGTGGGATAGCATCAGGACAAGGGCAACAAGCTAGAAACGTAATCGTTCAAAAGATAAAAGGTGAACTTGCTAATAATCCAAATATAGCAAGAGAAATAATATTTCCAATAAATACAGGAGCAAGTGATTGTGTTGTTAATTTTAGGAATGGTAGTGAAATAAGAGCAATTGTATTAGGTAGAAATCAAGGTGATGGAGCGAGAAGTTGGAGATTCCATTATTTACTAATTGATGAGGCAAGACTTGTTCCAGATTCAGTTATATCAACAATCTTAATTCCAATGACAAAAACAAAAAGACCTGTTGCGATTGATCATATGCAATCTGAAAAAGGGAAAGTTATTTTTATATCTTCTGCTTTCTTAAAAACAAGTGATTTATATAAAAGGTTTGTTTATTTTTTTGATAAAATGAAAGAAGGAAATAAAAATTATTTTGTATGTGCATTAGATTATAAAGTTGGAATTGAATCTATGATATTTGATGCAGAAGATATTGAAGAAGAAAGAAATAAACCTGATACTACTGAAGAAATATTTCTTTATGAATATTGTGGTCAATTTGTAGGTTCAAGTGGAGAAAGTTATTATCCATATGATGTTACGAATCCTTGTAGAACATTAGATCAATGTGAATTAATGCAACCTAAAAAAAGTAAATCTCAATATATTATTGTACATGACGTTGCTATTTCTGATGCTAAAAATTCTGATAATGCTTGTACTCATGTTATAAAATTAAAAGAAAGAAGTAATGGTACATACTTTAAAGATGTTGTTTATACTAAAACTCATAATGGTATGACACTTCCTGATCAAAAAGATTTCATAAGAGAGTTATATCATTTGAAATTTCCTAACGCAATAAAAATAATTATTGATATGCGAGGCAACGGAGAACCACTACCATCATTGTTTTATGAATCTTGGGAATATAAGGATGAAAAAACAAAAGAAATTTTAGAATTTCCTCCTCTTGTATTAGACAATGATGAAAAAGGTATTAGTATAAGGAATGCAGTACCAATAATTAGAGGTATTACTGCTACTCAGAGCAGTAATAATACAATGCATACATATCTTAAAGCAAGTTTTGAGAATGGATCTTTAAGACTATTGAAACATTCAACTGAAATGGATGAAGCATATAAATCTGATCAAATGAGTATTGAAGAATTTTTAATGTATATTCAAACAGATTTAATGATTCAAGAATTATCAAATATTAAACAAATAATGAGCAATTCTGGAAACATTATTTATGATCGTATTGTAAAAACAGTTAAAAGAGACAGAGCAACAAGTTTAGCATATGGTATTTCTATTGTAAATGAAATGGAAGAAGAAAATAGGAAAAATGTAAAAGATTCAGACTATGATTTTGTATTTTCATTTTCATAATATCACATTATTAATATAATTGTCAAGTATAAATATAAAATAACAATATACATATCAATCAAAATTATCTAAACAAATATAAAAACACAGAAAGGAGGATTTAATTGGCAAAAAAACAAAACATAAATCCTCAATCACAAATTGAATCACAACAACAAACAGAAACGAACACTCAATCCACTCCCTCATTATCTAATTCAAATGAAATAGAATTAAATTCATTATCTTATAGTTCTTTTTCATTAAATAGATTAGATACTGATAATATATCTATGAGTGATTTAAAACAATATGTAAAATACCCAATGATATATAATGAAATTTTGAGAGTTATATCTGAACAAGCATATAATTCTCAAGGTTTATACAGTAACATAATCGACTACATGATTGCGATTCCTACACTATCTTATATAACAACTATGAGAAATAATACATCAGAATTTAAAGAGAAAAAGAAAAAGTTTAATTTATTATTAAAATTATTAAATCATGATAGATCAACAAGGGATATATTAAGAAGTTTATTTATTGATGGCACATATATTGGGATACTTCGTGATTCCACAGCAAACAATAAAAAACTTGATACTAGTGCTGTTTTAATAGATTCTATTGATAGAATTGAAGGATTATCATTAGATGATAATTTTATGATTCAACCAATAGATTTAGATTATTGTAAGATAATTGGATTTCAAAATAATGTTAGTATAGCTGCCTTTGATATGATGTATTTTGATCAATTTAAATATGGTGGTCTAGTTAATGAAATTAAGAATTATCCAAAAGAATTTATAAAAGGATATATGGATTATAAGAAAAATACTAGTAAAAGATGGTTTATATTAGATTATAGAAAAACTATTGCATTAAAATCTAAAGCAAAAGAAAGTGAACCTTGGGGTAGACCTCTGGGTTTATCTGCTTTTTCAGATATGAAATTAAGTGGAGACTATGATGATAGTCAATATCAATTAATTAGTGAATTAGCTAGTAGTATATATTTTCTTATATTGCCAGAAGGGGAAAAAAAGGGGTCTTGTTCATTAAATAAAACACAACAAGACAATGTAATAGATGCATTTAAAAATGCTGTTAAAGTTAATACAAGTGGAAATACAACTAAGGTGTCAACTCTCAGTTTAGCACCAGGGACTACTATTGATAGACTTAGTAAAGATTCTTCATTAATTAAAGATACATTAAGTGATGAAAATATGAAGAAAATTAGTACAAGTTTAGGTTTTGCTAGTAGTGCTTTAAATGCAGAATCAAGTGGAGGAAGTTCATATGCTAATTTAGCAGTAAACTTAGATTTAGTATCTTCACAAGTATTTCAATTGGTTAATGAAATAGCAAGAGAATATACAAGAGTTTTAAATGAATTATTAAATATTAAACCATCTAATTATATAGATGTAAAATATTTACCTATTTCTTGGTTAAATAAGGATGATATGTTTGAGAAAGTTAAAGAATTATATACATTAATTGGAGGCAGCAGACGATATTTAGTAGCTTGCGCGGGACTCAGTGTGGACGATTATTTTAGTTGCCTAGACGAAGAAATTGAATTGGGGTATGAAGAGAAATACCCTGTCCATCAGTCGGCAAACACAATTTCTTCTAGTGATAATAAAGGTGGAGCACCATTGAAAAAAACTGAGGATCTTAAGCCAGGAGGTCAAATTCAGCGTAATTTAGGAAGTAATAAACAGAAAAAAGCAAGTACAGATTAATAATATAATAATATATATGTAGATAATTTTATAAAAGATAAGTAGGGAGTCATGAACCTACTGACAAGGAGAGTACCTTTCGCTCTCCTTCTTTTATTGTTTAATTTTAAGTTATGAAAGGGATGGAATGATGAAAATAAGTCATTGGAAAGGAATGATAAAATAATGTTAATATCTAAAACTGTAATTATAAAATGGAATTCAAAAAATAAAAAATGGTATGAGAGTAAAGGATATATTTTTACCAAAATGGAAGATGAATTTTTAGTAAAAGTAGAAGATTTAACTAATGGTTCCAATGTATATGTTGATGTTGAATGTGATGGTTGCAATAAAGAATTAAAAAATATAATATGGAACGCATATTTAAAATGTGTTAAAAATGATGGTAAATATTATTGTCATAATTGTGCTCAAAAGTTATTTGGTAATTACAATTTGAGA